GTAATGAGTACATCCGAGCCGGAGGGGTGGACGATCTCTGAATATAAATCATTTCATGTGACAAATGATGATTCCGAATCTAGTGTTGATGGAGATTCAGATCACGAAGAGCAAATATTCGCCAAGTCATCAATTGTCAGGATACCTAAGTATAAAAAAATAGTAGAGAAGGAGGAACTATTACCTGAATAAAATTTTCTGTATATATGTTATACAAACTCACAATGGCTGACATGACCGCCCAAGCTCTCAAGACCGTTAACCTCGTTTCTCAGGAACTCGAGACCCAGTCCCTCAACTCCATTGTTGCGGGTTTCTCATTCGCGGCTGCCATGTCGTGGATGGACCTCGTCCGTTGGTTCATCCAGCAGGTGATCAAGGTGCCCAAGAACGGTGGTACCCAGTACACCCTCACCGCCGTCCTCACTACCCTCCTCTCCATCGCGGTGTACCTGGTCATCTCTAGTATCTCCACCCGTGTCTCCAAACCTGCCCAACCTGTCTACGCGGTTACCCGCTAATTTTTGGTTTTCGCTTCATGAGGCTCAGGAGAACTATACCGATAAATACAATAATGCCAATGGAAATATACTCTACTTTCCACTTATAAACATCTCCCCCGATTTCTGGGATGCTTATTGGTGGCGGCAACTCCTTTTCAACAACCTCTAGGGGAACCTTTGGGAGACCCTGTAATTTATCAGTAGAACATATGATTTCAAACTTCAAAATGTGGTCTTGATTCCTGAAATCGTAAGGAATCAAACGCCCGTGGCTCATGTAAAAGAACTCTATTTTGATATCCTTGACGTACTTCTGTGGTCCCCTGTAGAACTCGTGTGTGAATGGATCGTCAGCACCATAGAAGTTCATAACGTCTGTACCATTCAACAGAATGTGACCAGTATAAAACGGTGTCGTAGAATACACAGTCTTTGTAAATTCATCTGACCCTGATGTCATACGAAGAACGAGTGAGTTTGGTCCCTCAAGGTTTATAGCCCCGGAAACGATACTATCACTCTCTACTGGATTTTCGGAAGAAAACCCTATGACTTGATGTGGCGTTGTGAGAGCCACGTTACTCAAATAACCATTCGTACCATCAAAGAAATTGAATGTGAATGTGTTACTCGCAGTTACTTCTGTGTTTGAAAATGTTAGAGCCTGAGTATCTGTGTCAAATACAACCTGATCTATACATGTCGCTGGTGGTTGCATGAGAGTATCAAGATCTGAGGCAAGGGCTGTGCCATTCGTATAATTGGTTTCGTTTAGAGTAATCTCTATGAGATCGTTGGGTGCACCCGAATCATGAATGCTAAATGTTTTATTCGTAGCACACGTAATCAATTGAGGTGTTGGAATACGAGCGGAAATCAATTTGATTTGTGTGACATCATATATAGGTTCTTTGAGAGTCACGGTGTAACTATTAGCATACGTATATACGTTGGTATCCCTCTCACTACTATCTATGTCAAGGGTATGAACCTTCATTAAAATATAGGTACAATATTTTAATGATTGTTTTTATCTATAACTGAACATCTAACAAATACTTTGAGAGAGGGGGTTGTTCTGAAGCACTCTCGCCGCCAGACCCAAGTCTCTGGAATTGGGATTCTCGTTGCCCTTGTACGCGTTGAACTGGTGGAATGGCTTCTGTTGATAGTTTTGGGTCCAACCACCGTTTGGACCATTCACGCGACCATCAATACGAGAAGTATCGGTGCGAACAGCTGTGAGGGCACCACCCTGCTTGAGGGCACTCTCTCTAACATTCATCCTACCCTTGTTACCCATACGGTTAGCCTTACCACGACGATCCTCTGGACGGAAGCCATACTTCATCAATTCCTCGTTGTTCTTCGTAGTAATCTGAGCAGCCGCACTGGTCGCGTACGCACCACTGAAGTTAGTAATACCTGGAGCTGCATGACTGTAATGGGCAAACTGCTGGTCATTGCGGTCACTCTTAAATCGGGTAGGATCCTGTGACATGGTCTGAGCTGATACGAAACGCTTCGCACCGTTGAAACCCAAACCGTCTGCTCTGTGACCAGTCTCGGAACGGTTAGTTGTTCTCATCGTCTTCTGATGACTCGCTCTGGGTACCGCACCAGACATACCCTGTGCACGACCAGGCATCGCTGGGAGACGAGATGGAAGATAAGCAGTGGTATCAGGTTTATTGTGTTGTAATTGACCAATGAGAGCCGAGCGACCACCGGTGGTATCCGCAGCTGGACCGGATCGCCCTGGAAGTGTAGTGAGCTTATACTCACCCACATTGATAGGGTTCACACGGAACATTTGTTGGAAACCACCACTCGCTGGGGTATCGGAACCAACACCGAGACCTGGACCGACCATTTGCTTCTCAATTGGGGAAAGGTTGTTCATACGACCTGAATCATACATACGATTTCTCATGTTCAGGATCTCTTGTCCACCACTCCTCTGTTGCAGGGAGATATCGGCGAAGCTTTCCATTTCTTTCTTTTGGGGGACTTCTACACGTGGTTCAAAATCACGTTCAGTAAATTCAGAAAAATCATTCTCATAAGTAATTTGGGGTTCTTGTGGTATCGTTTGCTGAACTGGCACTGGCTCTGGTACAGACTTGGAACTCAAAGATCTACCAGCAAAAATCAAACCAGCAATAGCTGCAAGTGAAATGGGATCCGCCATTCTTATTTTTTAGTAACATTTTTATTAGCGTATCTTTGGTGAAAGAGTCCGTTCTGGAGTTCCGCGCGAGTACTCATTGGCTCGTATCCGATAGAACGGAGGGGCACCTTACACTCCATATTGGAAAGTGGGAAGAGGTTACGCTCATAGGTTGGTACGATAACCTTGTTGAAACGAGTGGTGGATTGTGGACGAAGTTGGTCGCTCACATCGATGAATTGCGCTGGAGATCCCTTTCCGGCCATGTAGGGAGCAGTTCCATAAAGCATAGTATTTGGACGACAGCAGTAGTTAAGGGTACTGGGCTGAGGATAGACGAATATTTCCTCAGTAGCTTTCACAGATGGGAGAGCGCCCGCATTTTGAACTATTGCAAGACCAGGTTGTAATTGGTATGCCATATTTAGTATTACGTGAGAATATTTATATTTAAGATGGACCGATTCCATGTCCCCGGTGAGAAACTCGGCTATCACCGGCAGGGTCAAGACCCCCAAAAGCCTCTAACTGAACACCTCTGGCATCTGGGCTGCACATTTCTGGGTTGGTTCGGCAATTGCGTCCATTCTTGGATCCATAGCACCACTCCGCGAAAGCAGTCTGGTCGCCTGGGATATTAGACACCGGAGCAGTCACAAACTGACGAGCAGCCGCGGCGCGTTGCCTCTCTGGGAGAGCCGAACGAGATCTACCAGCGTCGTATGGAATGCGATCATCTAAATACGCCTTAACAAATGGCTTCACCGTTGGGTAATAACAGGCTTCTAAACGGTTTGGGGCATCGGTGTAGTCTGTCATGAGAACATTGCCCATGGGATTGTCTATGGTGGGCATTTGACACCCCCGACCATCACCACTCACGCTAAAACCATACCCCTCCTTCACCATCTTAGACTTATACATAACATAAAGGACACCTAAAATAGTGCTACCAAGGACAAAGATCCTTGGGTCACGACGAGTTAAATAAATGATACAGCATGCATAAATTACAAAACGAGAAGAAGCATTAATTCGGTCTTCTGGGGTTTGTTCATTATTTGGCCAGAATTGTAAAACATGGTCAGATCTAAAGAGTTGTTGAGGATCGTCAAACCACGCCTTCATTTAATATACCATTAGGTTTATTTTTTGTTCATACCACCAAGCATACTACCCATCATCTGCATGAGTGCATCCTGGTCAAGTTCACCACCATCGGTCTGCATCTTCTCCGCGACACCCTTCGCAATGCTCTCAATTTGGGAGAGTGTATCAGCTGGAATGGAATTAATCGTCGTACCGAGCATGTATAGAGTCTGAAGATACTGCCAGGTTGCAGCCTTCGTAGCCTCACTCATACGAGACCAGTAACTCTTGATGTTGAGGTCCTTTAGAAAGTCAATAGTCTCAATCTCCTCCAAAAGGAAGGACTCATCCTTACCAGAAATCTTATCCGCGTATGGACTCACACCCTTCATAAAACCATCCACAACGAGACGGGGGTTACCCTGTTTAATCACCTCAAAAGACGCAGTCATCTTCTTGATACCTTTTTCCTCTGGAAAAGTCTTGTGCAATTCCACAAGAAATTGGGAGAGCATGTCATTAAACGCACTGACAGAAGCCATTTCTTATATTAGACATGTAATCTTTAAGTTTAAAAAGGTTCATTAGAAATACTCTCACGTTGTCCAACACCGTTAGACACTATGAAGAATACGAGAATAGCATTTAGGGCAGCTGGTTTGGTATACTTGTTGAGCTCTAGTTTACCCTCGTTGTTCAGTTGAGCCTTGACATGAATGTAACCAGCGGTTATAACCGCAGCGACGAGTGCGGCGCTCATAGGATCTCTGAGATAGTCGGATAACTCCATTTAATTATACGCAGTTTTTTTTACACGGTGATCGGGTGCGTCACCGAAAAGAACACCATCATCCTCCACATCTTCGGCGGCCTGAGGTGGAGCAGATACTTCCGACATTGGCTCCATATATGACTCAGGCTCCATCGCAGGCTCTGGAGCCTGAACACCTGGGACAGTCTTGAATTCGTTCTCTAGACCGGTGGGTTGAACCTGTTCCTCCCCACCCATCATGGGTTCGTTTTCGGGGAGAGGTTCCGCCTCTGGCATCGCCTCTGGTACCTCCTCCGATCCATCAAAAACATCGGGGTCCTCAGTGTCTTGAACCTCACCGTCAAGGTCAATATCACGACTCTCTTGTGACATGTAGGTCTGAAGAATCTGTTGAACAGGGATGAGCTCCTTCACAGTGGACTCGATGCAAGTAGAAATACGCTGAGTGAGCTGTTCATCGCGGACATATTCACTCTGTTCATCGTGGAAGATGTAGGGATCCTTGTAGAGGTCCTTGGCAACATTGTTGTAGCAGGTCTGGATGAAAACCTCATTGGTTGGAAGTTTGAGACTGATTTTCTTATTGTCACTCTTGAGACGGACCGCTGATAGAATCTTAGTACAGGCAACGAAAACCGCCGCTAGGAGGTCGTTGAACCACGCACAACGATCCGCGATGTTGCTTGTGTGGTTAGCAGACATCTGGTTGGACCAATTGGGAACCTCTTTGAGAACTTTTTGAAACATAATTAGGGTTTTTCGTCCTTTAGAAAGCTTCGTCGCTTCGTCGTACATATCCTGAAATACTTCAATCATAACTGGACACATAATGAGGTAGAGTTGCCCTAAGTACTCACGCTTAGCCTCTACCAATACATTTAAGTTATCCATTTATCATTGAGTGTGTTTTTATTACTAGCCTTCCTACGCACTTCTCCTGTACTTATCCGCCATTTTCTTCAAGTTCATGAGGTCTGGGAAGTCCGGTTCTTCTGATTCAACATTCTTATCTTTAGTCTTTTTGGGTACCACCCATGACACATAGATGTCATATTCACTTACGAGTCTCACATCAAATCCACCCAACTTAAATTGTCGTGCCACGTACCGCGCTGCTGCCGATCTATCAAATGTGGGACAGCCGATAACAAATGTAGGTACTGTCAAAAATACCTGCTTGTGACCGAGTTCAACACATTGTTTTATTTTACGAGCAAACTGTTCATATATTCGTGTATATATGTCCTTCTTGATCTGTTTTTTCCTGTCGTCAATCCTTGTTACATCATTGATGCTGATCATTACAATTACTGCAATTTATTTTTAGCCATTTCTAACTCACCGAGGGTGGGTGTAGCCTTCTCCTTGACAAGATCGTATTTTACGAAATCCTTACCTGAAGCACCTTCCACGAAAGGGGCGATTTCAGAGGCTGATTCAACTTCAAGTGGTTGTGTGCGGAGAGAGGTCAACTTCACATTTCCATTCGTGACCTCAAAATAAGCCGCAACTGTAAAACCAAAGGAGAATCCACTGTTTTTAACAGTCATGAATACACATTCATAGATCTCCTTATCTTCACCAACATACTTTTGGACGTTGACAGTCTCGATAATGTATGTACAGAGACCAGTACGCTTAGCGATCTCCTTGTTGGTTTGGAGGACAAATTCTTGCATCATGTCATTGTCAATACTGACTTCCGCCTGGCGGTACCCAGAGAGGTTGGGTTTGGTATCGTCCAAACGGATACGACCAGTTGGTTTAGTGTGTCCTGAAAATCCAAATATTTCCGTGAATGGCTCACGGCGAACCGTGAGTAGCAGGACAATGGCAATAAGAACAATTGTCAAAGACCAGTTCATCATCTTTACTACTATGCGTTAATTTTTTTTTACAAAATACCCCTATACATATTAGATGTCTCTACTGATATATAGCCCCAGATGCAAACACTCTATGGAAGTTATTGACTACGTAAACAGACAACCACAGTTGAAGCAACTTGTTGGTTATCATAACATAAACACTCAGGGTATTCCACCTGCATACAAAAACAAAATCACACGAGTCCCCACCATGCTCACTAAGAATGGTAAGGTTCTCGTAGGCGGTGAAATAAAAAACTGGTTGGACTCCCTCCTCCCTAATAAGGAAATTGGTAACTGGGGCTTCGGTGGATCCTGTTCCATGACGACTCTCGATGATGATGAAAACGAGTCCGAGATGTTCACCCTGGATTCCTATGGTCAGTCTCTACAGCCAGCTATGACACGAGAACTCGAGGAAAAGATTAGTAAAGATGTCAGTAAAGGAGTTGCCTATTCAGACCAAACTAATTAAAGATAAACGCGGAATATTTAGTAATATGAAATTGGTAACAATTCAGGCATCTGCTATCAAATCAACATTTGAAGTACTCAAAGATATTCTAAATGATGTGAATATCTACTTTCGTCCACAGGGTATGTACATCGTCACACTGGATACAGCGAGGACATCTCTGATTGATATGTTCCTCGCTGCTGACAACTTTGAGGAATATCACTGTGATCAAGAAGAGATTATCGCTGGTATTAACATATCAAACACTTTCAAACTTCTAAAGACCATCACAAATAATGATGTTCTCACAATTGCAATCAACTCTAAAGAGTATATGGATATTGAGATCACGAGTGAATCAAAGAAAACGAGTACAAAGTTTCAACTCAAACTCCTGGATATCAACGAAAGTCGTATTGAAGTCCCAGATGTTACCATGACGAGTAACACCATCCTACCCTCTGCAGACTTTCAGAGACTCTGTAGAGATATGTCAAACATCGGTATTGAAATTGAAATTACCAGGATTGGTAAAGAACTTAGGCTCCGATGTGAAGGTGACTTTGCAAACCAGGAGACATGTATTGAATGCCCTGAAGATAGTCCAGAGATTAAGGGTCTCTATAGTCTGAAGTACCTGAATATCTTTACAAAGGCGACGAGTATGTGTGCGTCTGTGCAAATCATGCAGGAAGAGGGTAACAGATTCCTAATTCTAAAGTACAATGTAGCAAATCTGGGAGAAGTGAAGTTTTATCTCGCGACAAAGGTGTCTGATGATATGTAAATATTTATGGAATACGGAGATCGTCCGTAGAGTTTTGGGTTGTTAAAACGACCTTTTTCATACCTAACGAATTGGTAAGCATAATTTTTGGGAACCTCGTCTCAAGGGTTTTCCTGGTGTAGTACAAAAAGTCTTCTAGACGTACCTTCTGACCATGAAAATCGTTTCTAGGACCGGCGTAACGCTTAACCTTCTCCGTGATGTCCACTTGAGGTTTGTCGTCATGATCAACAATCCACGCGTGTCGTAGAGGAATGCTAAAGATCATATTATCCTGTTCACATTTTCCAGGTACAAAGTTAATATCTTGTGTGATAGCCTTGTAAATTTTCCCATTGTAATAATATTTCACACGAAGAATAAGGTTGTTCACATTTTGAGGAACGATTGTGTTTCTAAAGGGTTTGTTAGTTGCATAACAGTGGTATTCATCTAAAATACCATCCTTCCATGACCTACCCTCTTGTTCCCAAAATTCATCTTCAATTTTATATTTCATGTCATGATCAACTTTGTACTCAAGTTCCTCTGATATAATACTATAATCACTTGGTGTAGTTATCATTTTATAAAAATATATAAGGGTACTTAAAAGTTTGAACAACATTCCTAACTATAATGGAGGGTAACTTTTTAAGTAGGTACGAAAATAAAATTGATGTTTGGACGGCTCTAATAAAGGATGATCCTGTAAACAAGAAGAAATATCATAGTGATATGTCCGATTATATCATTAGTTGTATGCCATATATGACTCTGTATGCTGATACGACGGAAGATGAGATCAACACAGATAACGTATTCAATGTAAAGGAGACTGTAGGTCTGAAGAGGAAAGATATTTTCAACGAGTACTTGATAAAAGTTGAAAAACAGAATCTCGCAAGACCAATCGAATATAATAGATTAGATGAATGCCCAACTTGTTCCTATAGTAATGTTATTCACGTTCAAGACACAAGTGATTTGGTTTGTGATGCTTGTGGTTTGATTTTAGAAACCTTAATTAGTGAAGAATTAACATATAAGGAAGAACAAGAGACTTCTGAGAAGATTATCAACTACAGTTATAAGAGGGAGAATCATTTCAATGAATGGTTAAGTCAATTTCAGGCACAAGAAATGACAACAATACCCCCGGAAGTCATGGATCAGTTGAGGACGGAACTCAAAAAAATGAAGATTCAAAAGTTGGATGAGATTACACATGCAAAGATTAGAGGTCTTCTAAAGAAGTTGAGACTTAACAAGTACTACGAACATGTACCGTACATCACGAATATTCTCACTGGTATCAAAGCACCTTCTATGTCACAAGAACTCGAGGAGAGGTTACGTCTAATGTTCAAAGATATTCAAAAACCATTTGATAAGAATTGTCCTCACGATAGGAAAAACTTTTTGAGTTACTCTTACGTACTCTACAAGTTTTGCGAACTTCTAGGTGAAGATGAATATCTTCAATATTTCCCACTCCTCAAGTCCAAAAGTAAGCTATACGCCCAAGACCAAATATGGAAAAATATTTGCGAAGATCTACAATGGGAGTTTATCGCGACGATCTGAGTTTAAAGATGTGAAAGTCTTTATTGCTATATGAACTGCCCAAACTATGACGTATGTTTCAAACAGTTTAAACCCGGACTGAAAGTATGTACGAGTTGCTTTTGGAGATTCAAGAATCAGGTTTTAGAGTTTAAGGATGATATGGAATGCCCCGTTTGTCTAAAAGTTAGGAAGTGTGTGAAGTTTAGGAAGTGTGATCACTTCGTGTGTACATCCACATGCTTCCCCCGCCTTCACACATGTCCAATGTGTGGTTAAAGATTTTGAACACATCTAGGATAATGAACGAGTACGAGAAGTTCTGTGTAGAGGAAGCTGAGTATCATCTACAGAGAGCCCGTGAGCTTTTGACAGAAGGTCTTAAAGAGCCTAAGAAGTATCATGACGAGTCTAAAGAGTTTTATAAAATGTTAGCGAAAGTTCTACCCTTCATGGTGTGGATACAACACAACGAATCTCTACATCACGATCCGGAAACGGAGGAAAATTTATCAGATACGCCTTCTTCAAGCCAGTCAGATTCAAGTAATTACGAGCCTGAATCTCATTCTGATCACTGAGAGTTCTAATAGTTTTAAACTCTAGTATAATTTCATTATTAAGTATCATATCAATTCTTAAATTTCCAATTACATGATCCTTGAAAGGAATTGTAACTATACGTTCTGTTTCATACGGGATACTTGCTTTACGCAGTAAAACTTCCATACCATTGTGGTATACACGCTCGGAGTAACCAGGTCCTAGAGTGTATACTTCCTTAGCCAGAGTAGCAATTTCGTGCCCCTCTAACATTACTTTACTTTCTTACTCTTCGCTTTAACAACCTTGTTTCTCAAAATATAACCAGTCTCAATCATGAGGTTGATTTCGGATCCATAGGTTACATACCCATTTCTCACCAGACTTTACAGGTTTACCCTCATGCATTGATAAATTGGTGATTTCATTATTATAATTTAAACTACTAAAAAATAAAGCATCACCCTTTTCTAGTTTAAACGTTTTATTGATATTTTTAAATCTTCTAATTTTTCATGTGTAAAATTGCCAAGATTTAAACATCTATCGGTTAAACTTTTTATTTTGTCTTCGTGTTTAGATATTCGTTTAAACAAACTTTTAACATCACAGATATCACTTTCACTCCTATAAAATGAAGTTTTTTTAAGACTCTCGTTATTATGATTAATTAGAAAATCACATTCTTCACATGTTAATAATTTTTTTAATACTTTCGGTTCATTGTAAAAAGTAAATATAATTCAAATAAGTCCTTTATCTTTAATAGGGGTGTTTATTAACCCAGAGATTGCACACCCACTTCTCACCAGACTTTACAGGTGCCCCTCCGTGTAAAGCCTTAGAAGTCATGAGTTCATAGTTGTCCAGTGTATGGAAGAAGAGAGCATCACCTTTGTTCAATTTATACTTTCTTCCCAGGTTTGGAAATATAGTTTCACCTCCCTCGTAGTCATCATTTAGAGCGAGAATAATTGTGTACATCCTCTTGTTTCCCTTTGTATCACTGAAAGTATCCTGATGTGGGTGATAAAACCCACCCGACCCGTACCTCAATACCTGCAGTTTCTCACAATTTTTCAGGGGTCTGTCAGTGAGATTGACACATCTCTGGGTAACACGATTTACGATGGGATCTTCCAATTCCATCCACGCAGTTTCACTGTCTCTCATAGTCTTGTCAACGATTCCATTCGCCGCAATTGTTGACGTATGGAGTTTACTCTCAGCTTCCTTCTTGATGTGATTAATTTCCTCCTCTGACAGAAAGTTTGGTATCACCATAGGCTTCTGATAGGTTGGTATCAAATACCACACCAGAAATAGTATGAATAATAAAAGTATCATCTTACATTTAGTGTAGATAAATATTGAGAGGATGGATACATTTGTATCTTATGCGGATAGTACCGATAACATCGTTCGCGTATTCAATCAGTTTTTTACAGATACCTATAATTTCCGGGTACTTCTCTTGTTCAATAACGTATTGTCTTAGGAGGTCTCCACCTGTGTCTATTACCATTCTGTAAATGTTGTTTATATCTCTGTACCGCTCCCTCTGTTTATCACGTCTCTGGAGTTCCTTTTTGAAAAATTGATCTTCAATTTCATTGAGCATATAGGCTACTCTGAGGTATCTGTTATCTCCATCATATATGTCTCCATATCTGTAGATAATTTCCCGGTCTAGAAAGTTTAGAGTAGTTGCGAAACGCGTGATATTTTCGGGTGCACCCATCTCACGAAGTTCTCTAAACGTGGGGATTCCACCACATGGTATGTCTCCATGTTCCCTAGATGATATACGACCCCTCTTGAACTCCATGTAATGGGGGTTATGGATTCTACCCGTTTCTACCTGACCGGTGTGCCAATCAAACGCTGTGTGACAGTCTGGGCACCACATTTGACGACATCCACTTAATTTCTGTATCATAGTGCCACACTTTGGACATGGCTTTGTGTCCTTCTTCAAAAGTGTCATGGTTTTTACGGCATCTTGGTCACACACGTGACCTTCTCCCACCTCTTCGTTACAGTGTTCACAAAAGTGACGGTCGCAGAGACCACAGAACCATTCCTCATTCATAAACCCTTTACATTCCGATGTAGGACATTTACGAATAAACTTTCTGGGTTCTTCACCCACTACGAGTTCACCACCATTACGAAGTCTTTCAAGTTCTCTATGTGTATCCTCCATTTCACCCCTCAACTCATTTATAGGTTCCGGTATTTCCCTTATTGTATGTTGACCCATGTAAAATCCATATCTCCGATGAAGTTCTAAAAGTCTACCCCTCTGTTCGTTTATGATTTTGTATAGTTTACGCATGGCCATAATCCTCTCAACTTCTGGTTGTGTTTCTGGCATTCTCACCTTTTCCCTTTCGAATAAAATAGTCTCTCTGTGACGACGAATTTCGGTATTACGAAAGTACTTTGTACACCAAGTATCTACAAATTCCCTATTCCATGTATTTTTACACCCCATACAATGCGGATCATCGGATATGGAAAGTAGATATCTCTGTGAACACATACGACAACTCTGTAAATCACAGAAGGGACATTCAACCTTTTTGTGATTTATTTTATTTATATTTTCACAACAAACATCACAATTTTCCATTATGAAGAAATTGCTTTAAGTCTTTAACTTTATATCCTACGACGGACAGCCTGTTGCTTCTTCTGTGTCGCTTTTACACCCTGCCCGGTGGACCTGGCGATTTTCTTATTCTGTTTTCGTAACGCAGCCTTAGCGTCCTTCTTCTTCTGACCCTCAAGCATTGCTACACGTCGTCTCTCACTTTCGTCGCGAAGAGTTTGAGCTTTTGCTCTCTCAGCTTCAACTTTGTTCCTGTCCACCTTTTCTTTCAGGGATTTAGCCTCAGCGTTAGCCCTCACTTTTACTCTCTGCTCCTTTTCCCTCATTTGTCGGTTCCTCTGTGCCTTTTTCACAGATACACTACGACGCTCAGCTTCCTCCCGGTTCTTCTTTTTCTGAGCTAACAATTGTTCTCTCCCGTCTTGTACCCTTTTTATATTTGCACCAGTTCGCTTCATCCTCTCGGCAGTCGTCTCAGTACCGAATATATTTTTAACACCTTCAGCAATCTGACCACGGTCACGACCTTGTTTAGAACCCAAGTTACGTGAAGCCGCTATACGCTCTGGACCAGTTTTCATATTACCGATTTTCTGTTGATTCTTTTCAACTTCAGCCGCTTTTTTTACAGCAT